GTGTGCTACCTTCACTTTGAAACCTAGTTCGAGCCCTGCCAGATTCAAATCGACTCCTATCCTACCGAAGTTCATTAGGGCCCAAAAATACATCATCAGTGTACTCATAGAGTTGAAAGAAGTGGTCGTTGTAATGCCGGTCGGCATTTGTACGCCCGCCTCACCTTTTACTGACAATCGTTTTTTGTTAATGCGATAGCCTGAAGAACATGCCTGGTAAGCTAGGGAGATGAAAGAATCCGGAAATCCTAGGTGTTCAAGAAATGGGCGCATAAAGTGTAACATGGGTCCTTGGTCTTGTGTGTGGTCGAATTGCGATTGATCCGCTTCCGTAACCACCACAGTAGAGAGAGTTCCCCAAGCGCAGACTGAATCATCACCAGAAACGGCTATGACTGTGTGGCCTTCGGCCATCGCCTGTCCTATATCTGTGAGTTGCGCTTGTGTATAACCTGACGCGAAGAAAATTCTTACTGGAAAGCCGCCGACGTTGTGGATCTGTCCATCAAACATATCGTGTAATGTTTGAGAGAGCGATCTAGCGTGTCCACCCATCAGCGCGTGTACCAGTGGTGGAAGATTTTGGATTGCTCGTGGTTTCATTGTCACTTCACCTGCAACTTCCTTGTTCGTTCCTATTGTTTCGTTCCATTTCAGATTGATTGTTTTCGCCGTCGGCTGAAGATGTCCAATATTGTCATCACTGTAAGCTCTTTTAAGTCTTTCACCTTTCTTCCCCATGCATGCGATGTTTTCCTCAACACTAATAAAAGTGTTTCGCCAGGGAGCAAAGATGGTTTTGATGCGGTCTGCAAGAGTCTTCCAGTTGTTGTGACGGGTTGTAACTGGTATTGGGTTATCATAAAACGGGTCATTGTGGATTCGCAGCAGTACTGCTGCAAGCAAGTTTGTTTCATTATTTGCGGGTTGAAACAGTAACCTGTTTGTGATGAGGATTGGATAAGTAACATTGCGACCTCGGGGTTTACCTAACATTTCAAACGCTGTGGGAATGTCAACGAGATCACCATCTACATAAATCTTCATGGACCCTCTGAAGTGG